TTATCAAATACTCACATGCGGGCGGGTCGTCGTGCGGCCACTCCTTCCACCACTCGCGCTTAACTAGCGCAGCTTCTTCCGCCGTAGGTTTCTGCTGATACTGGGCATTCCACTGGAACACCGGCATTGACGCTTTTGTGCGGTATAAGGCGTCTAGGTTAAAGAACTCAGGCCACAGGGGCTTTTCTGTAGTTTTGCCAGTTGTTTCATCCTCAACCTCTAAAATTGCTGGGAATTCAACAACTTCGTACTTATCAGCCAGATCAGACTGGGTCATATCCCGTACAACTCGCCCAGTTAGATCATCCAAGTGCCATCGAGTCTGCACAATGGCGACCCGTCCAGCAGGCATAAGACGCGTTCGTGCTCCGAACGTAAACCATTCGTAGGCTTTGTCGAAAACGTCCAAGTTACCGTTAATGATGTCTTGCTCGTTATGCGGGTCGTCAATCAACAACAGGTGCGCACCACGACCAGCAAGCGCCGAACCAACACCACAGGCAAAATACTCCCCTCCCATGTTGGTATTCCACCTACCTGCACTTTTACTGTCCGACGCTAGCTGCACATGGGGAAATATGGCTTGGTATTCGGGTGTTGAGATCAAATTTCGCACTTTTCGACCAAAATCTACCGCAAGATCAGTAGTATGCGAGACCATCAGCACTTTTTTGTCCGGATTTCGCCCCAAAAACCACGCAGGAAAGTAAATAGAGATAAGTTGGCTCTTGCCGTGGCGCGGGGGCATGTTCACACAGACACGATCTTTGCCAGAATCGGGTAATTCCTCGCCCTCTTCGTCGTAAACCCTCCCGTGCTCGATCTCCATAAGCAGGTCAGCTAGGATTCTGTGGTGTTTACCTACTTTATAATCGGTCTGCATCTGTTTGCAGAACTCAATTAGGTCATTTGCGGCCGCTTCGGCACGCTTTCTAGCCTCTAACTCCTCGACAATCTTGTATATCTCCGCCTGTTCTTCGGGGGTGTAGGAGTTCAGGTTCTGTAAAAGCAGTTCTATCTCTTCCGCCGTGAATTCTGGAGGGGGAGGAGTGAGCGCTAAGTTTGTGTTGTTAAGGCTGGCTGCCATTTAGTCCTGCTCAGCTTCGTAAACGCCTTCAGCGTTTTGCTTCAGTACCGTAAGTTTCTCTCTTAGCTTTTCGCGTAGCTCGTCCGCAGTCTGGTGGGTAACCGTGATCTCTTTACGGTCTGTAAATAACCCTACGTCTGTCATCTTCCCCAAAAGCTCCAAGGCCCGTATGCGTATCCTTGGGTCTGGGTTCTCTGTCTCCAGTATGAGCTTGTTCGTTACAGTATTGCGGATTTCGGCTGCGTGGGTCGCAACAAGTTGCCCAAACTCTTTCAGGATGTCATTGGTCTGAAGCAGAGCGGCGGGGGTCATCGACGCAGTACGAGAGTGGGAAAGTTCTTTGGAGGTGGGTTCCACATCAGCGGCGTAAGCGGCAGCTAGAGTAGCTGCAACGTCTTTGTCTACATCGTCCGGCTCGTCAATATCTAAACCGTGTTCCTGTAGCTCATTTATGGTGCGGCAGGCAGCTTCTACTCGTTCCTTTAAATCCATATAGGGAACGTTGTCCGGTATCTCTATACCAAACTCGGGTGTGAGGGCTAAGGCCATCTGTGTAATACCTTTGTATGCAAGCGGTTAGGCTGTTCCGCGCAGTATATAGCAAAAATAAAAAAGGAAACAAGTACTTGAGACTCCTATGGGGGGTACTTTGCTGTAAGAGGGGGGTGGGGTCGAATCCGGATGGGTACAAAAAGAAGGGGGGGTGGGGGTGCTTTGTAACCTTTGTAACCAGATCTTAAGAGGGGGGCGCAAAACGTACCAAAGGTAAAATAAGTCAAACTTGTTTAGGTAACTAAAGATAAGGAGGTCCCCCGGGGAACTCACTAAAATACCAAATCATTCACGCGTAATAGTATGTATATAGGCGGGCGGAGTCCCTGTTGGTGTCGCGGGGGGTGGGGGGTAGGTGGGGGGCGTATATAGCGCACTAGGCATTTTAGGGGGGCACTGCGTAACAGCGTTACGCACTAGGCGGTTATATAAACAAGTTTGGGAAAATAGCATGGCCAAAACGTTCTCAATATGGATAATAGGAACCATCGAAGCCAAACGGTTTCGGTAGGCAACTAAGCCATTCAATAAAAGGTAATTTACTATGAGCACTATTAAAATGTTTTCCGCTAGCCTCGTTAAACTAGGCGTTGACGCTACTACCGCTGAGATAGGCGCAGCCCTTACGCTCGCTGAGTTTCACGCGAGGCTTAAGCGTCACGGCGTTGACGCGGCCAATATAAAAGAATACCGGCCCGAGTTTGATCGCATCGCGCTTCGCTATCTAGACGGCAAGCACAAGGGCTTTATCGCTTGGCTAGACGGTGCGAAGGATAGCAAGGGCACGGTCGAATCGCCCTTCCTTAATACCAAGGGCAAGCCTTACACTAAGCGAGAATGCGAGGCGCTAGTGCGAGCACTACGTAAGAAGCGAGTCGATGCCTACGAGAAGCACCTAAACGGGCAGGGCAAGTCTAAGACTGAGCGCAAGCAACGTACGATATTCGAGCAGGACGTACGAGCGATTCACCCTAGACTGGTAGCGTTCCAGAAACTTGAAACCCCTACGCAATACGAGTTGGATCACCTACGGTTGATTCGCGGGGTTATCGAGCACGCTATAGCGAATGATCCAGCGGCTAAGGCTGAGTTCAACTCACTAGAAGCTAAGCAAACGAAAGCAACTAAGTAACACTAACGGGGCGGCTCTTCGGAGTCGCCCTTTTTTTGGCCTCGAAAAATGAAACCAGTTATATCATGGCTCGCTGCATCAACCTCGCGCGCTGCCCCACAGGAACTCCCCATACCGACTCGGCTGCGTAACGGCGTTACGCAATAGCCCCCCAATCGAAACCAGTTATATCATGGCTCGCTGCACCTCAAACACGTTTGTGTAATTTTACTTAAGGACTGCGTAACGCCGTTACGCACTAGGTTCCCAGTTTAGACAAACTCGTTATGTATAACAAAGGTAACATTGGTTACAAAGTTACAGTGTTTTGTAACCATTGTAACTTTTCGATTTTCGAGTGGTTACAAAAGGAGGGGTATATTTTATGGGGGTAAAGTATTGTTTTTATTATTATTATTATTTTATTTTTTATATTGTAACCATTGTAACCATTGTAACCACCATTTTTACATTCCCAGAATTTTCCCCATTTTCCACGGTTTTTTCTGTGATCTCTCCCTCTTCGCCCCCCTCCGGCGTATTCTTTCGCCTGACCTCCAGATAGTGGTTACATTGGTTACATTGGTTACAAATACCCCCAAGGCCAGTAACCACGCGGCTTTAATCTGTAACCACCCCCAAACCCCAAAAGTTACAAAGGTTACAAAGCCGCCCATTCCCCCATAAAGTTATACTAAACGAGTTTGTGAATCTTTGACCTAACGCTGACTGCATGCGATAATATACTCTGTTGGTCGAGCAAAGAACGCGAAGGCCAACAACGTTAATTTCAATAACCACTGCGTAACGCCGTTACGCACTACGGAGAACGATATGGGCAAAGTTAAGAACGAGTTACTGAGCGATGTGGGTTGTGTCCTTTGCGAAACGCTGTACCCACGCGAGCGTGCTGCGCTCGGCTACCGAACCTGTACCGATTGCGGCGAGGTATTGGCAAAGCAACAAGCTAAGCAGCACACGATTGTACCCATGCACAAATCAAACTATGTGCCTATCACTAACCTAGCCGACCTGCGCGGCATCAACAACAAAGGGGGATTCTTCCGATGAACGAAGAAATGCGAAAGCTGGCTGAAGGTAAGGACAAGATATACGAGCGACTTGCCGAGCGTATGGCGCAGACCGATAACACCAGACCGAACCACGCGGTGGGCGAGTGTTACAAACCAAGTGACCTGAACATCCACGACCCGCATGGCTTATATGCTTGGGAGGAACGTGTTCCTGTATGGGTGTGGGTGATGCGAGCACTAGGCGCACTGGGTTTCATGGTGGGCATTTACTGTTTAGTCTTTTTGGGGATGCTGTTATGAAGGACGTACACGATTCGTCAACCTTTGACTGGGTGGAGACCCTATGCGATAATACTCAACAGAACTCAGAGAAACTGAGTCAAACCGAAGTAAACGTTAAATCTGAAAACGACTGCGTAACGCCGTTACGCACTAAGGAGATAAAGTAATGAACTACGAAACTACGCAAGACCTGAACACCCAAGCGATCAACAACATCGCAACCCCCTCCATCGCATCGAGTGCTGTATTGGTAGACCTGAACAGATCGGTGCCTGACCTTATGAAAGACGATCCCGAGGCAGCGAAAGCCTTGGCTCACCTTAAGCATGCCGATAAAGACGCGGTAGTAGCTAAGAAGCACTTGATCTCAAGTCCGCAACACGTAGCACTCAAGAAACTGAGTGGGGCTATCTACAGATACCACGTAGGCCAGACCCTACCATGGGGACAGATGGGTACGCGGCTCTTAGCTAATGCGGGCCTTATCGACTATCAAACTACCATGAACGAGTACATACGAGAGTTTGAGACATTGAAGGCTGAGTTTCTCGATGATTATCCTCGTGCGGTAGCTGCTGCTCAGATGAGACTTGGGGAGATGTTTGACGAGTCTTTGTACCCGACTGTGTATGACCTCGATCGCAAGATAGGTATCCGCATGGTGTTTGAGCCGATAGCTGACCCGAACGATTTCCGTGTGCAGGTGGGAGACCAAGCTGCTGAGGCAATGAAGCAACAGTTCAGTGACTTGCTAGAGCGTAGAGTGGAGGCAGCTTACGCGGATGTATTCAAGCGGCTAAAGGAACCTTTGCAAAACATGTCTGAGAAACTTAACTATGTGGAGGACAAAGACAAGACCGGCTTCCACGATACGCTAGTGAGTAATGTGGTTAAGTTTGTGGAGCTTATGCGTAGCTGCAATGTGACCAACGACCCTGTGATGACCAACATCACCAACCAACTGCGCAATGCGCTAGAGGGGATAACACCGGATGCACTACGCAACAGTGCAACGGCACGGCTAGAAACCAAGGCTAAGGTGGACAATATCATTCGCCAGATGCCTACCGAACCAACGCTCGATTTTTAAACCAACCTAACTAAACTTAATTGGAGAACTATAATGAACGCTATTCAATTCAACAACGCGCTTGAGATCAACCAACTTGCTACCGCCATCAAAGCTATGGGGGACAAGCGAACTGTGTTTGTCGAGGGTGACATGGGATCAGGCAAAACCTCTATCCTCAACTTGCTGCGCGCAATGTTACCGGAACACGTGCCAGTGTATCTCGATGCAACGACCAAAGACTTAGGCGACTTGATGGTGCCTATGTTCGATAAGATAGACGATGCCGGAATCGTCCGGTATGCGCTCAACGAGGAACTGGGTTTTCACCACAAGAAACCCGTCATACTTATGATAGACGAGTATGGCAAGGCTAACCCTGCGGTGAAGAATGGTCTGCTGCGCGTGGCATTGGAGCGCAAGATCGGTAGCCATGAGTTACCCGAAGGCTCGATTGTGTTTATGACAAGTAACCTCGGGGCTGAGGGAGTGGGCGACCTGCTGCTGCCGCACCAACGCAACAGGATTGTGCGGGTACGTATGCGTAAGTCTAGCGCACCGGAGTGGATTGAGAACTTCGCGCGACCTAACGGACTGCACCCTGCTGTGATCGGGTGGGTTAAGGAGACCCCCAAGGTGGGCGAGTCATTCACTGATGTGGATATGCGCATAGGCGACACGACTAGGATGCGGGCCGATGAGATTAACCAGAAGTTAGATGAACTCAATCCGTATATCTTTCACCCCAAAGCTACGTGGCGTACGGCGTTCTTTACTTGGCGCTCAGGTGAAGCTGCGAGCGACATACTGTGGGCATATGAGGCAAACGCGTTTGACAGAGAGACCTTAACCCAGCTACTCATCGGCACTATTGGTGAGCGTGCGACTAGGGATATGCAAGCGTACATTGCCTTGTCTGATGACCTACCCCAAATGCAAGACATACAAACCAACCCGATGACCGCCAAGGTACCGGAAGGCGCGGCTGCACAAGTAATGGTAGTGGACAAGGCTCTCGCTACTCTTGAGTACGCGTGGGTATCTAACTGGATGAAGTACTTGGGCAGACTCCCCCGTGAAGTGCAGGGACTATTCGTCAACACCGCTCGCCGTACCAACTACAACAAACTCGATGTGATAACTAGCTGTAAAGAGTTTGGTGATTGGTGCCTAGAGAATGGGTGGCTGTACACAAATGACAAGTAACTGCGTAACGGTGTTACGCACTAGGGAGATAAAATAATGACCTTCTCAACAGTAATGGAACTGACCGCTGAACAGCGTGTTCAGAAATGCGTTGTCGATATTATGAACAACGACAGGTACATAGCCTTGGCAGGTATCCTCGTAATGGGGGAGCGTGCCGTGCGAGATGACGTACCGACAGCAGCAACTAACGGACGAGATGAGTATTACGGACGTGCGTTTGTGGAGCAGCTTACCGACCCCGAGCTGCGCTACCTTATCCTGCACGAGAGTTACCACAAGGTTTACCGTCACTTGCATACTTGGAAACACCTGCATGACAAAGACCATCGGTGCGCTAACATGTCGTGCGACTACGTTATCAACTTGCAAATCAGTAAGGAGAACTCCGATGGGTTTGCGGTGATGCCTAAAGACAAAGTGACCGGAGAGCCTATCGGACTTTTGGACACACGTTTTGAAGCTATGGATGCTGAACAAGTGTTTGCGATTATCTACGAAGAGCAACAGCAGCAACAGCAGCAAGACGGACAAGGTGAGGGGCAAGGCCAAGGCAGTATGGATGACCATGACTGGGACGGTGCCGAGGCAATGAGCGAGGAAGAAGTAGAGACCTTGCAGGAGCAGATCGACACGGCTATACGCCAAGGCGTACTGGCTGCCGGAAAGATGGGCAGTGGGGGTAGTCGCGAGTTAGAGAAACTACTTCAACCAGAGATAGACTGGCGGCAAGTGCTGCGTGAGTTTGTGACGACAACCTGTGTGGGGTCTGACTATTCTACTTACGCTAAACCAAACCGTAGGTATATGTCTGCCGGAATGTACATGCCTAGTGGAGTGAGCGAGCAGGTGAATGAGCTTGTTATTGCTATCGACACTTCAGGCAGTATCGGACAAGCGGAGCTGACTAAGTTCTTATCCGAAGTGCAGGGAGTGGTAAGCAACGTTAACCCCAAGGCAGTGCGGCTATTGTACTGGGACACCAAGGTCTGTGCAGATGAAGTGTACGGAGAGATGGGTTCGGATGTATCCCTGCTTGTCGAATCAACTAAGCCTGCCGGTGGGGGCGGCACTGATATAGCTTGTGTAAACGAGTACCTACAACACAATCAAGTAACGCCCCAAGCTGTGATTGTGTTTACTGATGGCTACCTAGGTGGCGATTGGGGTAAGTGGTCGGTGCCTGTACTGTGGTGCATCATCGACAACAGAGCAGCATCGCCAACAAACGGCACAACACTACACGTTAAACTTTAATTGGAGAAAGACTATGAGCACACAACGAGTAAACACCGATAGAGACCTACACAAAATTGTAGCTAGTAGTGCTATGGCAAAGCGTTTTGTTCCTGCTACCCAAGAGCAATTGGACGAGGCCGCCCCCTTCCCCCTTCAAACAGAGGAGATGACACAGTTACTTGAAGAAGTACGCGCTAAGTTTAACTACATGGTGGACATTCACCAAGCATTGGCTACCGACCCCAACGCTTATGTCACCTTGTTTCCGAGGGAGGCGATAGCGATCAAGCCAAAGCGGAGCAACCTGTACACGGCTATTGTATGGTGGAATCAGGTAGAGGAAAGATTTGAAGTTATGTCTCTAAGGATTCACAAACACCGTAGGCTCGCTAGTTCTCTCGTGAGGCAAGGCAATGACGAGTACCGCGTGGTTGGTATAAGAGATGCCAAGCGTGCCGCAGGGTTTATAGCAGGGCTTAGAAGCTATACAGATGCAGAGGTAGCGACTGTTATAGCTAGAGAGATGTGCCAGCCAATGTCAAAAGTTATATTAGAAGACGAGGTAGAGCTTCTTGAAGCCACAAACAAGTTCAAGCATAAGATGAACAACGAAACAGTTAAGGAAGTCATACGCGTGCTAGACTGTATCAAAGATAGCAAGACGATAGACATGGCCGAAAACAGCGCCTTACTAGAGCAATATAGTTTATACGATGCCGAACGCCGCCGTGTGTTGGAGAGACAGGGACATACAGGAAACCGCAAAGCTATGTTCATGTTCAGGTCAGTGGGCACGGGGGGCATAGTGTTATTTGCGACAACAGCAGAAGCCGAGATAAACACCTACGGTTCAACTACGATGCACCACAGTACAGCCACCGACTGGTTACTGTTTAAGAAGTATCGGGACTTCGAGTCTTTGCCGCACGAGGTGAAGCGGACCGTTATGACACTGGAGGTTAAGGCAGCCGATGAGGTTGGGTTAGTCAAAGGTGTGGGGTATAAACCCGACAGCAGTAGTACTTTCTGTTCTGAGTGCTGCGTGTTCGCTATCCCAGAAGAAGCCCATGCTGAGTTTGTAAAAGAAGCAGAGGCACTGTGACAGACTTTGATTGTTTGATACGCGCAGAAGTAGGGCGCGGCAAGGTAAAGTTAGAAGCCTTTGGTTTGGATGATAAGTTATGCGCGCTACCTTTACCTTGCGAATTAGAGGAAGCTGATTTGCCTAAGCAGATACAACGTAGGCTAGCTATCTTAATGGTTATGCCCCACGACCCCCCTACTAAATTCATACCCAAGGTGGGGCGGCGCATTATGGAGAATGTGTTTTGGGTATATAGTGGAGACGAAGACGATGGCGATGACACCTGAAAAGAGAGTCAAAGATAAAGTGGTAAAACAGTTGAAGTTGTTTGGAGATTCTGTGTATTATTTCTTTCCGGCAACGGGCGGCTACGGACGTAGTGGCGTGCCCGACATAGTTGGATGTTTCAACGGTAATTTTTGGGCTATTGAATGTAAGGCAGGTAAGAACACAACGACCGCCTTGCAGGACAGAGAACTAAATGCCATACGCAATGCGCGTGGTGAAGCGTGGGTAATCAACGAAGAAAATGTTGATGCAGTTGCCATGATGTTTAGAAAGTTTTTATAAGTTTCGTGGGGGATGTTTCTTAGTAGTTTTACCCCCCATACCCCAGTGGCCGGTGGGTAGGTTTGTTCATAGCCGAAAAACAGCCACAGTATGTAGCAGCCTTAAGCCCTGTTGGGCCTCCAACCTGCGTGCATGCCGAGTAAGCCGCGCTAAGGCTAGCCGTAAGAGGGTTCGGGTGCTTGAACTGAATAGGTGGAACAAGTATCCGTAACTCTTACGCATAAATTAAGGAGAGCATTATGTTCTACGAAATGATGTGCATGGCACTAGCCATATACTTTGAGGCGAGAGGCGAACCATTAGAAGGTCAGGTCGCGGTAGGCCAAGTAATTATGAATAGGGTGGGAGACCCTAGGTATCCAAGCGATGCGTGCAGTGTTGTGTACGAAGCTGAGTACTACTCTTGGAATCCTGAGCTACCCATCCGCAACAGATGTCAGTTTTCGTTTTACTGCGACGGACAAAGCGATAACCCCGGGGAACAACGCGAGTTTGAGAGATGCGTTTTGGTAGCTAGTGCAGTGATAAACAAACAAACAAAAGATGTGGTGCGTGGGGCAACCCACTACCATACCACCCGAGTGCAGCCCCATTGGGCAGAAAAAGATAAGCAAGTGCGGCGCATTGCTAAACACGTTTTTTATGCAGGGATTTTATAGAGGGATTTAATATGGGCAGAGTTTACACAGACTGGCGCACGGTACCGGACGACCCCAACCGCGTAGGCGACTACGACTACGACCCCATGTCTGAATACGATGAGGTTGACTTCGACGACTACGATGAAGGCGAAGAAGATGATTGTTGAGTGCGACGAAAAGACTTACGCAACGTATGTCGAGGACGACCCCGTTCGGCCCCACCTATTTGAAGATGACTTTGTTAGGTTTAGGGGTAACTTCAAAGTTTATGCTGACGTTGATGAAGATGATTTTGGACTTACAGTAAACGCAGTTGTGTGTGTAGCTATTTGCCCCTTCCTTCCGCAAACCGAAGATCAGTTACGGTTGTACGCTAGTGGCGATATGGGCGAAGGGATTGCCGCGCTAGAGGAGATGTTAGATGAAGACGGTGCTAGGGCAGGAATAATACTTTGCCCTTACTCCATTTGGTCGTACTCTAAAGGAGCGGGCAGGCGACTTATAAACGACCTACTAGAATCTGTTTCCATACTCCACCCCGAAGTCGATCATGTTATAACCATGTCTCCCCCAACCAAGATGGCCATGCGGTTTCATATAGCTAACGGTGCGATCTTGCTCTCCCCAAACGAAGAGACCGTAAACTACGAATACGAAATCCCTGACGCTGTTACCGTCCACTAAAAAGAAACCAGTTCTCTATGACTACATTAGATTCATTGAACGCCTACATACAGGCGAAGAACTCAAGCACGGATACGTTGTTTGCTAAAGGTAACGGGTATTTTTATTTCACAGAAGGCGAGGGCGAGATACTCATCGACTGTTTAAGTAGGTGCACCTACCGAGAGTGGTGCGAAATGATAGACCAGTATATACAACCAGATTTTTAAGGAGATATAGAATGGATATAAAGCAAAAGTATGCAGAAGAAAGGTATAGTGTGATGGAGATAGCTGACGAGTATACGGAAAAGTATTTTGCCTGTATGCCCGACACAGTTGGGGCCAAAGAGCTAAAGGGTATAACGATGGCAAGCATGCAGTTTTGCGCTTTACTTAGCAAAATGGGAGGGAGCATGACGAAAGAAAACTTTAAAGAGCTTGCGGGAGAAGTTTGGGAGTTCTTAGAAATTACCCCAGAAACTGTCAAAGAAGTTATGCGTAGTTCGCAGGAGGATGTGCATTGAGTGGTAAAGGCAGTAAGCGCAGACCCCAGTTTATCCCCTTGCAAGAGTTTGGAGAGAACTGGGCAAAAATCTTTGAGAAACAAAAACAGGAGAAGCAAGAGAATGCTGACAGCACAGATGGCAAAACCGACCGACCCGATGCCGGAACAGACACCCCTACAGAAACAGACGGGCGGGACACACTATAAAGGCATGCCGATCCAACCTGCCGAGTACGCAGAGAAGAACGGCTTGTCTTTGTTGGAGGGGAACGTGGTTAAGTACATTACGCGTTGGAAGTTAAAAGGCCAACCGTTGTCTGACTTGGAAAAGGCGAAGCACTGCATCGACCTGCTAATCGAGATACATAACGTCAAATGAAAATAAAATTAGAGTTGGACGACAGCGACGCAGCGGAAGGCATGGACCTACTGCGTCGCGCAGTCGAAACCGT